GCCAGCGTTAGCTGTACATAGTCCCCTGTTAGGGTAGTGAACCCTGTTATATAGGATCTTCCGATCCTATATATCCCTAGGCCTTATCAGCCAAGGGAATCCAAGCCCACTTCAGGTTAACCCTGTGGGCCAGAGGGAAGATGCCTGGGTCGTCAAGTCGCGTAGGAGACGTGAGTCTCCTAAGCACCATGCTCCAGTCGTCCGACTTTACTGTCTTATCGACAGTAGTCGGCAGGAGGCACCTTACTTCATACCGTTGGTAACAAGGTTTGTTACCGCGCGCCTCGCGTTTAAAGCGAGTACGCACCCCGGTAGGTTGAAGTGCCACACTGACTCCGTACCTCATCCACACAAGAGCTGATAAAGGCTCAATTGCGGATGGTCTATTGAGGACCTTAGAACTTAACCCAATGATGGGAAGAGCTCCTAGGTCCCGTTCGACTAGCTGGGTGATGAACTCAGCAGTACGTAGATACCCACGGACATATGCAGCGTTGGAAAACGCTACATAGGACGCATAAGTAACGGCATCTTGTTTACGGCGCATTGACCACACTCGCTTCAATCGAAGCGGCTGGACCTCAATGCCTTTGTAGGCATCAAGTCCACATGACTCCCTAAAGGAGCCATGTGTGCAACACTTCTCCGAGTTAAATTTGAGTTTGAACTCAGGGAAGACGTCGAGTAGGAATTGATAGTCTTCTTTCCTACAGACAATGTCGTCGCCATATACATACACCTGTTTTGCAACCTTTTTGAAGAGGTTGTACTGTCTCTGTTCGAGCATAGTCTTACGATCATGCACGGGCGGGAGACGGTCCAGGCGTTTGTACATGTTGCACGCTACGGCCAACACCCAAAACACGAAGCTCTCCACAGGGAAGCAAAGATTGCTCCCCATAGGGGCGAACTTCAGCATTGGGTGAACATCACCTGAAGGAAGGCGAGTGAAAGGAGTCCTCGTTGCTTTTAGAGCAGCGAGGAGTGCCCTTTGGTTCTCGAAGATTGTCTCAACGAGGACCAGGGACACACGATCACTTGCTTCCTTCATGTCAAGTGTGACCCACGAGTTAGGATCAACAGATCCGGCTAGGGCAAGTTTGCGATTTACCGACTGGTCACGAAAGTTAATGTGACCGCGGCAGAGAGGATGCCTTTCGACATGCTCTCTGAACGCATTACCCAAACCTTGTTGGATCCATTGATACTCTAGTGGTTCACACGAGATCAAACGTGGTCCTCTAGAATCCTTCGGGACGAGAACGACTTTCGCCGTTCCAGCCTCAAGGACTTGGAGTCCCCCACGTTTCGGCTCGGCTTGCCAGTTTAACCACTGATCGGCTACATGAGACATTGAGTAACAGAAGTACTCCGTAAAGGGGTACACTGCCTCAATGGCCTTATATATCCGGCGGAACCTATGTTTTTCATGGTTCTGCTCACCAGTGGCTACAGCACCGGGTCCGTGTCGCGGCAGGATATCTGCGGGATTGAAATCCCACAGTACTTGATCCGTGATGTATCGGGCGAACCCTAATACACTCGGAACAATACCCTGATTCCCTCCCTCAACAACATAACCCTCATAGAGTGGCGGTGAGCCACTCCACAAGGGAGGTTGGTGAGTATGGAGCGACAAATCCGTTTCGACGAATTCGCGGACTACTTTATCCGCGACAACTTTCGAGAACGGGATCTCAAGCTTGTATAGTAAATATACAAGTTGCCGTAGCGCACCGACAGCACTTGGATCTGCATCTGGTTTTTCCAGACCAGAGTCGTCAAACACACGCGACCAGTAACACCGAAGGAACTTCGGGTGGCTGGTACCAGGCTCCTTTTCGAAGCCAGTGGTAACGAGTGTCCTTTCCTCAGTCGATAAGGCCTTGTCAAGGGCCTTACCGAGTTTTGGAAGGGTTTCCGTTAGAAACGGAAGTCCCTCTTTAGCGACGCGGTGTTGAATCTCTTCAACATCACGTCGTGACTCCTGCTTAGAGACATTGTGCATGTCGGCTAAGTCCAGTAGTGCGCATATGATTACGTCCCTGTAAAGGGACACTGTCTCGGATTTCTCCGGGTTAATACGGTTCATATATATGGATCGAGTTAACACACAGTGTATGTACCTCACAACCACTACTAGACCAACCTTGGCCTGTCCACCGAACTTACTACCTGACCTGCTGAGGTCGGAATGCTTTTCCGACGTAAGGCAGGTCAGTTGTAACGAAATCCCGAAGGATGCTCGTAACAGACACAGTGAAGATCGTCAAAACGATGAGCAGCGCGGCTAGCAAAGCCGCGATAGACCAGCGCCATATGGCGGTGGCCACTCTGCCGGAATTTTCCGGGTCAGGGTTCATCGTTGATGATCTTCAAGGTGTTCCCATCATCAAGAAAGTTCTTGAGTTGGGTGCGCATGTCTTTCAACAATGCGGTGGTGATGACCGAGTCAATAGGTTGCTCGATCACGGCGTACACAGCGGCGTTAAAGGCCTTACCGGAAGTCGCATTGACTTTGGTAAGGTCGAGACGCACGAGGTGACGTTTAACCTTCGTCCCGTCCTTGAGGGTATTCTGACTATGTGAAATAGTCAGAGCCTCAAGTTCGTTAGAAGCGGCCGATGCGTTCGCGCGGATGGATTTACCACCCTCGATAGAACGCAGATCGTAGTTACGCGTGCTGGCGGAATCGCCAGCTAGCGTGATGCTTGTGTTGAACATACGTTTGGACGTTTCACAACGTTCGATCGCATACTGGTGCCGATCCCGGAAGGGATCGTACTAACACCAGTACCACCTAGCGGATTATACCGCGAGATGGTAACCTCAACCAAGGAAGTCGCCTCCCATTGGGCAAGGTATACTTGCGTGGCATCCGCTGCAAAGCTAGCGCCCCTAGGGTAAACACCTGAGGGACACTGGGCATATTGAAGCGGAGACGAGACGTGGAGCAAGGAAGTCCACGACGCCTATCGTACGACAGCACAGACCGATTACCAACACTTTGGGTGACGACGGGTTTAACCGCGCCAGTACCAAAGGGATACTCGATAATAGCAGTCGTGTTGTGCTCGAATTTTGTTGAATGACAAAAATCTTGCACTACTATTGGAATCAAATCACCAGAAGTGAGTGACCCAAGCCAACGCCCAATGTCGACGAACCAGTCGACAACAAAGGACATTGGAATCGCATTCCAAGCGATGCGCAAGGGTCTATCAAGCCCAAAGGCTTGACTCCACGCGCGCAATTGCAGCTCGTAGTCGCTAAACATACTTAAATCATATGTATAACGAATGCTTGCATGATATATTGGCGCGGTTATCCAGCGAGTATAGCGATTGACCTTGATACCGCCCGAGTTATAAACAAGGGCGTCAGAGGGCAGATCAACATTGTCCATACGGCGGCTAAAGTGCCGCGTAATGACTTTGTTGTTATTCGCACGAAGTTTCCGAATTGCTTCGGGAAGTCCGCGCAACAATCGCAATATTTCACCACCAGACTGAACCATGGGTTTGATACCAAATTGGTACCAAAGATCCATGGAAGCCAGGTGGCGAACTCTTTCAGACAAGGGAACATCGAAGTCCTTCAATGTTTTACCTTTGCTGCGATGGACCCCTAAAGGGTTTATCAACTCAGCGATCTGATTGAGCTCAAGGACGTCATTGAAGAACGAGGCATCTGAGAAAGATGGCCTCATAGCTTCGAGGGCTTCGAACGAGAGATTATCGAAGTCGGAAGACCTTACGGTCACCGACGGCGATAACCAACTCGGACCAAGACCCTTAATGACCTGGTGCTGCCAGTACCCCCCAGACCAGCTCTCGACATATTTGTCGGGAGTATTGATCCAAGTAACTGTAAACTGATGGTCTTCAAGACGCATCCGAGTACGAGTATGAGCACACACCCCATAACGCTTCATCCGGACTTCCTCGTCGATAATTTGGTCGACAGAGTTGTTTGATGAATTGCTAGGATACGTATAAGCTGGACTAGAACCGGTAACGGTGCGAATGAACGCACCGGTAACGGAATTATACTGGTCCTGCCTCCACGTACCCGCAGGGATAGTGCTAGGTGTGGTAGTTGATCTAGTTCTCATAGTAAGCAACTCCGGGC